ACACTTGATCAATACCTAATCTTTCAGCCAAGCTGTTTGCTCTAAGGTTTAATCTATTACTAACAAACGCATCTAAGCTTTGTTGAGAAGCGTCGTATTCATTTTGTATCATAGTAACAGCTTCTGAAAACAAACTACCTATATAATCTTGTCTTGTTATACCTTTTCTATTTTCAATACTTATAGGATCAAATAATCTTTTAGCTATATTGTTCATTATACCACCTATTTCATACTCTAAAGCACTTACTTGATTAGCGTCACCAGTCATTGGCTCACCATTAAAGTCAGTTTTAAGCATGTTATTAATCATAGACTTAATATCAGCTTTAGTTGCTTTGTTACCGTTATAACCTTGCTCTAATATACCTTGTAGATTACTAGATCTTTTTACACCATCTTCAGTTTCTAAACCTTTTCTATTATCTATTCTTCTTTTTGCTAACTTACCTACCTCGCCTTTATCAAAAGCTTTCATGTGATCTGCTAAATAAACTGCAGCATTTGTTGGTGAGTCTGTTTTAAAGTCAGCATTGGTTATACCACCTGCTCTTTGTGCAAGTGTTGGCTTGTTTTCGTATAACTTCTTTTTATATTGTTTATACTGTTTTCTTTGTATAGCGTCTTGTACGTAGTTACCATACTCTGAGTGTACTATGTCTGGCTGTGATGTCCACTTCAAAGGCTCACCATTTTTATCAAACACTATATGTTTGTTACCTTGTAATCGATGCATAGCTTCAGCGTGTATAGGTGCTGCGTTAGCTGCTGTCCACGTAGCTAAGTTTTCAGAATATTCTCTTAACTCTGCAGCTGTAAAAGCTTTCTGATCTACAGCGTGCTTTACTTCATGTGAAAACACAGTACCTTGTAACAACTTACCTTCAGATAAATTTTTAGCAGCTTGCTGTGCGTCTGTAACAATATACTTTTTACCAACAATCATACCAAAAGTTTTACCTTCTTGTATTTCAGCTATAAGATCATCAGCACTTTCGTTTTCACCAAGCTCACCATTTTCTTCCATTTTACGTATATCAGCAATAAACCCTGCATCACTAACTTGTACTACTTGTAACTCGTTTAGTCTTTTATCACCTAAAACTTCTTTAGCGTTTAGTTCTTGATCAATGTTTAAAGAAACAGCTTCTGCTTTAAAACCACCAAATAATCTACCGTAACGTAAGTAAGCTTCGTTTTCAGCTTGTACATTTGCCTTTGTTGGCCTACCTTTTGGTTTACCATTAGGATATACCTGAGCTTCAACCATCATTTTTATACCCTTATCTTTTTTAGCGTCGTTAGTTAACTTAGTTTCTATTTGAGCTTTTGCTACTTGATGAACTTTTATAGCTCTTTGCTTGTCGTCCATCTTTTTATAAGCAGCATCGTTCTTTAATAGATCTTTATGAATACGATCACCTCTATCACCCCAAACTCTGTGACCATCTGTATAGTCAACTTTGTCCATGATCTTTTGCTTTTGCTCTTTAGCATTTTCTAATCTTTCATCAAAGCTAACTTTTTCATCACCTTTTAAACTTTCAGAGTGTTTT